ATGTGGCGCAACATTGCCTCGAATGCGCTGAGCCTGTTTGTCGTGATCCTGGTGGTCGCGGGGGGCGTGATTGCCTGGGGTAAACGACAGTATGAGGTCGCGGGTCCGCTGGATGCCGCGATCTGTCTGAAGGTCGAAAGCGGGTCAAATTTCAGCCGTGTCAGCGATGATCTGGCTGAACAGGGCGCTGTCAGCAGTGCGGCGATCCTGCGCATGGGGGCGGAGTATTCCGACAAATCCAGCCGGCTGAAGGCGGGGTCTTTTCTGGTGCCGGAAAATGCCTCGATGCAGGAAATTGTCGATATCGTCACCCGTGGCGGCGCGTCGACCTGCGGCACCGAAGTTGTTTATCGCATCGGCATTCTGACCAGCGAAGTACAAGTGCGCGAGCTGGATCCAACCACGCAACGCTTTGTTGTGAAATCGGAATTCGTACCGGGGGAAGACGTGCCTGCGGACTATGCGCGGGTGCGCGACGAACGTGACACGCGGTTCCGCATCGCGTTGGCCGAAGGGGCGACAAGCTGGCAGATCATCGACGCCTTGAAGGGTGCCGAGTTCCTGACCGGCGAGGTTGGCGACATTCCCGTCGAGGGCAGCCTTGCGCCTGACAGTTATGAGGTGCGCCCGGGGGCGGACCGCGCGACCCTTGTGGCGCAGATGGTGTCGGCACAAGAGGCCCGCCTGGCCGAAGCCTGGGCCAACCGCGCCGGTGGCTTGCCCTATGCATCCCCCGAAGAGGCGCTGATCATGGCGTCGATCGTGGAAAAGGAAACTGGTCTGGCCGAAGAGCGGCGCCAGGTTGCCAGCGTGTTTGTGAACCGTTTGAACCAGGGCATGCGGCTGCAAACCGACCCCACCGTGATCTATGGCATCACCAAGGGGCAGGGGGCTTTGGGACGTGGTTTGCGTCAAAGCGAGCTGCGCAGCGAAACGCCGTACAACACCTATGTGATTGACGCTTTGCCGCCGACGCCGATTGCCAACCCAGGCCAAGCGGCAATCGAGGCCGCGTTGAACCCGGACAGCACGCCGTACCTGTTCTTTGTCGCCGATGGCACCGGCGGGCATGCCTTTGCCGAGACCCTGTCCGAGCACAATGACAATGTCGCCAAGTGGCGCGCGATTGAGGCAGAACGCGCCAATCAGTAGCATTTTGAGAGTGCCTGTCCGCGCCAATCGGGTGCGAGAAAACCCTAACAAATCATGAACTTGCCGGGCGGCCGTCGCGTCGCCCGGATTGACAGACCGTCCGGTTTCGCGTATAGATTGTGACATGCTAGATGAGATGGGCAACGGCCCCGGGGAAACCCGGTGGCCGTTTTTTTCGTCTCACTCGTGCGGAGGTAGCATGAGAGGCTCTATCAAGCAAATGACTTTGAATACGCCCCCAGGGAAGGAGACGGCCCCGGAACACAACGATGTTCTGGCTGCCGTCGAACGGCATTTCGATCGCGCAATCCTCGCATTGGACATCCTCGTCGCCAGTCTTGAGACCGGCGAAGGGCAAGATGTCACCGATATCAAGAAGAGAACAGGCGAAGCCCGCGCGGCAATGCAAAGTGTAATTGATGAAAGGAAACGAGTTGACCAAGCCCGTAACAAAGCACCTGGTTTTGAGGCCGGAGGAGAGCTTGACCTTGACGCAGCACGCGATGAGATCGGGCGCCGAATGGTTGTGCTCCGTCGCGCAGGAGGATCAGGAAGCATTCCTGACCAGCCTGAGTGATGGTGCAATTATGTCTTTGCCCTATTTGTTCGAATTCTGGGCGCTTCCCCATCAGTTGGCCCCGGAAGGGGATTGGCGAACGTGGGTGATCATGGGCGGTCGTGGCGCGGGGAAAACCCGCGCCGGGGCCGAGTGGGTCCGTTCTGAGGTCGAGGGGGGCAAACCCCTGGCCCCGGGGCGGTCGCACCGCATGGCCCTGGTGGGCGAGACATTCGATCAGGTGCGTGACGTGATGATTTTCGGTGACAGCGGCATTCTGGCCTGTTCACCGCCAGATCGGCGACCCGTCTGGGAGGCCTCCAAGCGCCGTTTGGTTTGGCCCAATGGGGCGACAGCTCAGGCATTTTCCGCCCATGAACCCGAGGCCCTGCGTGGGCCGCAGTTTGATGCGGCCTGGGTCGATGAATTGGCCAAGTGGAAAAAGGCAGAGGACACCTGGGACATGCTGCAATTTGGTCTGCGCCTGGGCGATCACCCGCGCCAATGCGTGACCACCACGCCGCGCAATGTGGCGGTGTTGAAAAGCATTCTGGCCAATCCGTCGTCCGTCACCACCCATGCGCCGACCGAAGCGAACCGGGCGTGGTTGGCGAAATCGTTCCTGGAGGAGGTACGCACGCGATACGCGGGCACACGTCTGGGACGCCAGGAACTGGACGGCGTGCTGTTGCAGGACGCCGAGGGTGCGTTGTGGACCATGGCCGCGCTGGAGGCTGCGCGCGTTGATGATGCACCCGAAGGCATGCGCGTGGTCGTGGCGGTTGACCCGACTGTGACCGGTCATGCGGGGTCTGATGAATGCGGCATCGTGGTTGCTGGCGCTGTGACCGAGGGTGATCCAAAAGACTGGCGCGCCTATGTGTTGGAGGACGCGACCGTGCGGGCCTCGAGCCCCAGCGAGTGGGCGCAGGCGGCGTTGGATGCGGCGGCGCGGTATGGGGCAGACCGGATCGTGGCCGAGGTGAACCAGGGCGGCGACATGGTGGAAACGGTCATCCGACAAATCGACCCGCTGGTGCCCTACAAATCGGTGCGTGCCTCAAAGGGCAAGGTCACACGGGCCGAACCGATTGCCGCGCTGTATGAACAGGGGCGGGTTGAGCATGCCGGGGCGTTTGACGACCTAGAAGACCAGATGTGTCGCATGACTGCGCGGGGGTACGAGGGCAAAGGCAGCCCTGATCGCGTTGATGCCTTGGTCTGGGCGCTGCATGAATTGATGGTGGAACCGGCCGCGCATTGGCGTCGTCCCAGGGTGCGTACGCTCAGTTAAACACTTTTTTAACCCTGTATGAGAGATTGCCAACATCGGAAATGAGACGTCCCCGACGAATTGACGGGGGCTGACAGACCGGACCTGCTGCGGGGCCCATTGAAGGGCCGAGGGGTGGGGATGAGACACAAGATTACACACCGGGCCGGCGCCACCAGCGCGCGGGAACGGGGAAGGTTTGCCTGGCGTCAAGCGGGGTGGACATGGCCGAACACTGAGGAGCTGACCGGAATGGTTTTTGATTTTCTGAAGCGCACGGGGGCTGATGTGCCCGAAACCAAAGCCTCGGCAACGGGTCCGGTGATTGCCTATCGTGGCTCGGGCCGTGTGGCCTGGAGCCCGCGCGATGCGGTGAGCCTGACCAAGACCGGGTTCACGGGCAACCCGGTGGGGTTTCGCGCCGTCAAGTTGATTGCCGAAGCCGCTGCCGCGCTGCCGCTGGTGCTTCAGGATGCCGAGCGGCGTTATGAAACGCACCCGGTTCTGGACCTGCTAAAGCGTCCGAACTTGGCCCAGGGCCGCGCCGAGCTGTTCGAGGCGCTGTATGGTCAGTTGCTGTTGTCGGGCAACGGGTATCTGGAGGCCGTGGGCGGCGAAATGACTGTGCCCGGCGAGCTGCACGTGTTGCGCAGCGACCGGATGAGCCTGGTGCCGGGGGCCGATGGTTGGCCGGTCGCCTATGACTATACGGTCGGGGCGCGCAAACATCGGTTTGCAATCGGCGAAGGCGTCAGCCCGATCTGCCACATCAAGACCTTTCATCCGCAAGACGACCATTATGGCCTGTCACCGATGCAAGCTGCTGCCAGCGCGCTGGATGTGCATAATTCGGCCAGCGGGTGGTCCAAGGCGCTGTTGGATAATGCCGCACGTCCGTCGGGGGCCATTGTTTACAAGGGTGCCGATGGTCAGTCGCAGCTGAGCGCGGATCAATATGACCGCCTGCTGGGCGAAATGGAAAGCCACCACATGGGCGCGCGCAATGCGGGTCGTCCGATGTTGCTGGAGGGCGGTCTGGACTGGAAACCGATGGGGTTCAGCCCCTCGGACATGGAATTTCAAAAGACGAAAGACGCCGCCGCGCGCGAAATTGCCACGGCTTTTGGTGTTCCGCCAATGCTGATCGGCCTGACCGGCGACGCAACTTACGCCAATTACCAAGAGGCAAACCGCGCGTTCTATCGCCTGACGGTTTTGCCCTTGGTGAGCAAGGTGGCGGCCAGCGTGGGTCATTGGCTGAGCGAATTCACGGGTGAGCCTGTGACGCTGAAACCCGACCTGGATCAGGTTCCCGCGCTGGCCGTCGAACGGGATCAACAGTGGCAGCGCGTGGCCCAGGCGGACTTTCTGTCCGAGGCCGAAAAGCGTGCCCTGCTGGGTCTGCCGAAACTGTCTGATGACGCCAAATAAGGACAATAACACATGAGCGAGCATTACAATTTTTCGGGGCACACCGATATGGGGCTTGAACACAAGTTCGTGCGTCTGGGCGCGACCACCGAGGTCGAAGAAGGCGTGCAGATCGAAGGTTATGCCAGCTATTTTGGCCAGGTCGATAACGGCAACGATGTTGTGACCAAGGGCGCCTATGCCAAAAGCCTGACTGATCTGGCCGCCAAGGGCCGCAACGTGAAGATGCTGTGGCAGCACGATCCCAGCCAGCCCATTGGGATCTGGGATGAGGTGCGCGAGGACGCGCGTGGTCTGTACGTCAAGGGCCGCATTCTGACCGACGTTGCCCGGGGCCGCGAGGCCGCCGCGTTGATCGGGGCGGGTGCCATTGACGGGCTGTCGATCGGCTACCGCACGGTGAAAGCCACAAAGAACGACAAGGGCCAGCGGCTCTTGAGCGAGCTGGAGCTTTGGGAGGTGTCTTTGGTCACCTTCCCGATGCTGCCCAGTGCGCGGGTGGGGGCCAAGGGTGAAAGCCTGGAAGCAGCCGGCCTGCGTGAACTGGCCGCGTCCATTCAGGATGCGCGCCGAATGCTGGCCCGCGATTTCTGAGCCAGCGACCTGAATCCCTGAAAAGGACCCAATGATGAGCAAGAAAGAGACGAAAGCTCAGGGCCAGTCGGCCCCCGCCGCTGGCCTGACCACTGGTTCGACTCCTGCCGCGGAGGTGAAGACCGCGCTGGCCGGTTTCATGAGCGATATCAATGAATTCCACACTGAATTTTCCACCAAACTTCAACAACAAGAAGAGCGACTGACCATGCTGGACCGGAAATCCCTTACCTCCCCCGCGCGCCCCGCGCTTGCCACTGGTGCCGAGACCTTCGCCCCCCATCAGAAGGCGTTCGAAGCCTATCTGCGGTCTGGCGACGATGACGCCCTGCGTGGCCTTGAGCTGGAAGGCAAAGCCATGTCGACAGCCGTTGCCGCCGACGGTGGCTACCTGGTTGACCCCCAGACCGCCGACACGATCCAGTCGGTGCTGCAATCGACCGCGTCGATCCGCGCCATCGCCAATGTGGTGAACGTGGAAGCAACGTCTTTTGACGTGCTGATCGACCATTCCGATGTTGGCACTGGCTGGGCCTCGGAAACCGGTGCGACCGCTGAAACCGGCACGCCGACCATCGAACGCATCACCATCCCGCTGCACGAACTGTCGGCGCTGCCGAAGGCCTCGCAGCGTCTGCTGGATGACAGCGCGTTTGACATCGAAAACTGGCTGGCTGGCCGCATTGCCGACAAGTTCGCCCGTGCCGAAGCTGCTGCCTTTATCAACGGTGACGGCATCGACAAACCGACCGGTATTTTGACCCACACCGCCGTTGCCAACGACAGCTGGGCCTGGGGCGATCTGGGCTATGTTGCAACCGGCAATGCTGGCGATTTTGACGCCATCAATCCGGCCGATGCGATCATCGACCTGACCTATTCGCTGGATGCGGAATATCGCGCCAATGCGGCTTTCGTGATGAACTCGAAAACCGCCGGTGCTGTGCGCAAGATGAAGGACCTGGACGGTCGTTTCTTGTGGTCTGACGGTCTGGCCGCTGGTGAACCTGCGCGCCTGATGGGATATCCGGTTCTGATCGCCGAAGACATGCCTGACATTGCTGCTGACAGCCTGTCGATTGCCTTTGGTGACTTTGCGGCCGGTTATACCGTTGCCGAACGTCCCGACACACGCATTCTGCGTGACCCGTTCTCGGCCAAACCGCATGTGCTGTTCTATGCCACCAAACGCGTTGGTGGCGACGTCAGCGACTTTGCGGCGATCAAGCTTTTGAAATTCGCGGCCTCCTAAGCCTGCGAAACCAGGTTCGTGCCCCATTTCGGTGGTGGCGCGGACGACCTGGGTGCGCGCCGACACATGCCGTGTTGTCTAGCTGCTCCCCCTCCGTCCGAGCAATACGGAGGCGCGCACCCAACCACCCGTTCCCGACGCGAGGGGCCCGAAATTTCGGAGATGATCCATGATGTTAGTCGAGCAGACCACAGTGCCGGGCGCGGCGTTGCCGGTCGCGGAATTCAAAGACCACCTGCGGCTGGGCACCGGGTTTGCCGATGACGGAGTGCAGGACGGTGTCCTGGAAGCCTATCTGCGCGCCGCAATGGCCGCGATCGAGGCCCGCACCGGCAAGATCCTTGTGTCCCGCGCATTTACCTGGACCCTGACCGCCTGGCGCGATCTGGCCAGCCAGGCTTTGCCTGTCGCCCCGGTCAGCGCCATCACCAGCCTGACGATCACCGACCGCCTTGGGGTGGACGAATTGGTCGATCCGTCGCGTTACCTGCTGGAGCAGGACATGCAGCGGCCCAAGCTGGTGTCGACGGCGATCTGCCTGCCTGCCATTCCGGTGGGCGGCACGGTTGTCATCGGTTTCGATGCGGGGTTTGGGGCCGCCTGGTCCGATATTCCCGCTGACCTGAACCACGCGGTCATGCTGTTGGCGGGCCATTATTACGAACACCGTCACGACACGTCGACGACCGAAGGCGCGATGCCCCACGGCGTTGATGCGCTGATCCAACGCTATCGCACCGTGCGTCTGTTCGGTGGGGGAGGTGCATTTTGACCCTGCCCAACCTGAACCGAAAGCTGGTGCTGGAAGAGGCCCAAAAGACCCCAGACGGGGCCGGTGGTTTCATCGAAACCTGGGTCGCCCTGGGCGAACACTGGGCCGAAATCGCACCGGGGACGGGGCGTGAAAAGGCGGCGGAATTCATGACCGTGTCGTCAATCCCGTTTCGCATTACCGTGCGGGCCGCCGCCCATGGCGCCCCGTCACGACCCAAGCCGGAGCAACGTTTTCGCGCCGGAAACCGGTTCTTCCGCATCCTTGCGGTGACCGAAAGCGACAGCACCGCGCAATACCTGATGTGTTTCGCGCAAGAGGAGGTTTCGGCATGAGTTATGGCGTTTCTGCCGCCTTGCAACAGGCGGTGTTTCAACGGCTGGCGGCGGATACCACGCTGGATGGTCTGGTGTCAGGCGCGATCTATGACTCGGCCCCGCCGGGCATTGTCAGCGGCACCTATGTCAGCCTTGGCCCCGAGGACGTGACGGAGAAATCCGACAAGACCGGCCACGGCGCGCTGCATGAAATAATCGTCAGCGTCGTGACAGACGCTGCCGGTTTCCAACAGGCCAAAGAAGTGGCCGCCGCCGTCAGTGATGCGTTGGTTGACGCAACCCTGATCCTGGCGCGCGGATCGCTGGTCTATTTGAATTTCCAACGTGCGCGGGCGCGCCGGGTTCAGGATGCCGATGTGCGTCGTATCGACCTGATTTTCCACGCACGTGTTCAAGATAACTAATTGAAAATACTGGAGTTATGGCCATGGTTGCCCAGAACGGTAAAGACCTCTTGATCAAGCTCGACATGACCAATGCTGGTCAGTTCGAGACCATTGCGGGCCTGCGGGCCACGCGTATCAGCTTCAACGCCGAAAGCGTCGATGTGACCAGCCTGGAAAGCCAGGGTGGCTGGCGCGAGCTGCTGGGCGGTGCGGGTGTGAAATCCGCGTCGATCTCTGGTTCGGGTGTGTTCAAGGATGAAAACACCGACGAACGTGCGCGTCAGATATTCTTTGACAGCGAAGTGCCCAGTTTCCAGGTGATCGTACCCGATTTCGGCATCATCGAAGGCGCGTTCATGATCACCTCGATCGAATATGCCGGCAGCCACAATGGCGAGGCGACCTATGATCTTGCCATGGCTTCGGCTGGCGAGCTGACCTTCACGGCGCTCTGATCATGGCAAATCCTTGGACGGGAGAGGTGGCTTTGACCATCGATGGGGACCGCCATGTGCTGAAGCTGACGCTGGGCGCATTGGCGGAGCTGGAGGAGAGCCTGGGGACCGGCACGATTGTCGAGCTGGTCGAACGCTTCGAAGGTGGTGCGTTTTCCACACGTGACGTGCTTGCGCTGATTGTGGCGGGGCTGCGGGGCGGGGGCTGGCAAGGCCAGTCGCGCGACCTGTTGTCGGCAGAAATTGCGGGCGGGCCGGTCGCAGCCGCACAGGTGGCGGGTCAGCTTTTGGCCCGCGCCTTTGCCCTGCCGGGGGATGCGACGCCATGAGCACGCCACCCCGGTTCGACTGGCCCGCCCTGATGCGGTTGGGCTTTCGCGGACTGGGTTTGCGCCCCGACCAGTTCTGGGCGCTCACACCGGTCGAGCTGATGGTCATGCTGGGCCGCGATGGGGGCGATGCGCCCCTGGGCCGTGCCCGGCTGGAAGAAATGGCAATGGCCTTCCCGGACAATGACGCTCGGGGTTTGAACGAAGGAGAGTAACATGGCGGAATTCGACGGGATCGACGGGTTCGATGACCAGGTCGACGCGCTGGAAAGCTCGTTGGGTGGGGCGCAGGCGATGGCGGCTGCCTTTGACAGCGAGTTGCGCAATATGCAGGCCACGGTTGGCGACCTGGGGGCAGATGTGAAAACGCTGTCGACCGGGATCAGTGGCGGTCTGCGCAAGGCGTTTGACGGGCTGATCTTTGACGGCATGAAGCTGTCGGATGCGTTGCGCACCCTTGCGACAAGCATGATCGACGCCGCCTATAACGCGGCCATGCGCCCGGTTACCTCGCATATCGGTGGGTTGATCGCGGGGGCGGTCGGCAGTGTCATGCTGCCCTTTGAAAACGGGGCGGCCTTCAGTCAGGGACGCGTGACGCCCTTTGCCACGGGTGGGATCGTCAGCGGTCCGGTCAGTTTTCCGATGCGGGGTGGCATGGGGCTGATGGGCGAAGCTGGACCCGAGGCGATCATGCCTTTGACGCGGGGCGCCAACGGGAAACTGGGGGTGCAGGCCTCGGGAAATTCCGCGCCGGTCAATATCACCATGAACATCAGCACACCGGACGTCGAGGGTTTCAAGCGCTCGCAAAGCTAGGTTGCAGCACAGATGGCACGTGCGCTGTCGCGCGGCCAACGGCACCGGTAAGGAGGGTAACCCCATGAATTTCCACGAAGTCCGTTTTCCCGCCAACCTCAGCTTCGGCTCGGTTGGTGGCCCCGAACGGCGCACCGAAGTGGTGACGCTGGCCAACGGGTTCGAAGAACGCAACACGCCCTGGGCCCATTCGCGCCGTCGCTATGACGCCGGTGTCGGCATGCGCAGCCTGGATGACGTTGAAACATTGATCGCCTTTTTTGAGGCGCGGCGCGGCCAGCTTTTCGGCTTTCGCTGGAAAGACTGGTCGGATTTCAAATCCGGCACGCCATCGGTGGAGCCGAACTATGTCGATCAACTGATCGATTGGGGGGACGGTGAACGCACGCAGTTTCAGCTGACCAAACGGTACAAATCCGGCGGGCATGAGTATGTGCGCCCGATCCAAAAGCCCGTGGTCGGCTCGGTCAAGATCGGCATTCAAGGCGACCAGTTGCAGGAATCGATCCATTTCGAGGTAGATGACGCCACAGGCCTGATCACATTTGAAACCGCGCCTGACATCAACGCCGAGGTCACCGCCGGGTTCGAATTCGACGTGCCCGTGCGCTTTGACACGGATCGGATCCAGACCTCGGTTGCCTCGTTCCAGGCCGGTGACGTGCCGAACGTGCCGGTAATGGAGGTCCGTGTCTGATGGGGATCTCACAGGAATTCGAGGCGCATTTCGCCGCGGGTCTGACCACGGTCGCGCGCTGCTGGCTGCTGACCCGCCGGGATGGGGCCGTCTATGGCTTTACCGATCACGATGTGGATCTGAGCTTTGGCGGGGTCACTTTCAAGGCCGACACCGGCCTGACGGCGCGTGCGTTGCAACAGACCACCGGCCTGTCGATAGACAACACCGAAGCCCTGGGCGCGCTGTCCGATGTGGCGGTGCGCGAAGATGACATTCGCGCCGGACGGTTTGATGGCGCCGAGGTCGAGGCCTGGCTGGTCAACTGGGACGAAACCGACCAACGG